TCTCTTTAAAAACTCTTAACATGCTATACTCCTTAATTAGTATATATATATAAATATAAAATCAACCTTCAAAAAATCTTTTTGTGAAATTTATGAAATCTTCATTTCTCTTTCTTACAGGTCTTGTATATTCATCTTCTTTTCTTTTATATACTTGTACTTTTTCATATTCTTTTACCATATTTTCAATCGAACCATAGGTATCAATTAGTTCATTATATATAACACTAATTGGTATATGAGAGAATTTTGCTATATCACTGGATGTATAATTCTTTTTACAAGTAAAACACCATACCCTATTGTCTTTTAGGTAAATATGTGCTGATGGACTTTTATCATTATGTGATGGATTCGGACATGAGACATTCAATCCTTGACCAACATCTAATAAATTTGATATATCATATAATAAATCTATTAAATCTTTTTGACTAACATTCACTTTCTATTCCTTCTTTTTAGTTAATTTGATTCCATCATCATTTGTAACTGATTCAATATAATATAATTTATCACATTCATCAATCATTATATCATTATTTAAAATATAATATAATTTATCACATACTATAACAGGTATGTATGATCTATCACCTTTAATTTTATTACCTAATAAATCTTTTATAATTTCATAACCTGTTATTTGAAAAGTTACAAATGATGGATTTTCCATATTATTTAATATACACTGTAATACATTCATGTATTCTCCTTATTTAAAAAATCATTTAATTTATCGTTATATTCTTCTATAATTTGATATGTTGAATTTTCTATTTTTAATAATGGTAAATATTTTATAGCAATACTATGAAATAATTCAGGAGACATTTTTTTAACTTCTCTTAATTTATAAATAATTTCTTTATACAATGGTAAATTATCATTTAATAATTGAATGGTTTTATTCTTTGCTTTTTTTAATAACTCTTCAATTACATCATTCGTTTTTTCTATATCGGTTAGTACTTTACCCAACATCGAATCTTGACTGGATTGTGTATTTCCTATTCTATTAGTCATATTATATGATCTAACCATATTAGATGCTAACTTTGTACATTCATAAATATCATTATCACTCCCAGTACACTTACTATTTTTACCAAATATAATTTCTTCTGCTACCAAACCACCTAAACCAACTTGTATTTTTTTCATAGCAGTATTGAAACTATATTCAATTAAATGATGAATTACAAATCCCTCCGAACTGAAATTAAGATTATTTGCTACTATTTGGGAAGGACATAGATTAAAAAGTAAAGCATAGACTACTGCATGCCCTGCTTCGTGTACTGCTACAAGTGATAATTTATCATCTGTAAAATCATCTTCTAATTTATTCAAATCTAATTTTACAGGTCGTTTTATAATAGTATCATCTATTCTTGCTATTATGTTTTTTGACTTAACATCTATATCTATATCAATAAAATCTTTTTTTTGTTTTACACACTCATACAAAAAATATGGTATATGGGATTCTAGGATTAAATTGATAGTTGAAAATAATGGTCTAACACCTTGAGTAGGATACACACCATTTCTATATATTACTTCATATACTACATCTGTATATGATATTTTAATGTTAAATGATTTAAGAATTATAACTGTTAATTCATTGATTTTTTTCTTAATCAAATCTGTAAAATTTTGCTTACTGAAAGAAGGATATATTATATGGTTATTCCCAAATCTTGCTATTTGTTCAGGTTTGAATTTTTTCAAAAGAGCAGTTTTAATTGTTAATATATCTATTTTTTTTGAAAACTCATGTAATATATCAGCATCTATATTTACCTCTGAAACATCTTTTGACATTTCGTATGCTTCATCTATATTACCAGAAATAAATATAAGCATCTTATTATATTTAGCATCATTTAACGATTTATCATTTAACATATTTTGTGCTAATTTAATTATCTTATTAGAATCAAACTGCATAATATCTTCAATTGGATCATCAAGATTCAATAATGTTTTAATATTTTCAGCAGTCCAATATGATATTTTGAATTTTCTTTTTTTTATAGGTTTAGAATTTTCTTCTTTAACTACTTCTCTATCATTATTGTCATCATCAGGATTTTCTCTTGCATCTTGTTCATACATTAATTCAATTAGATATTTATAAATATATTGCTTTTTATTAATCGAATCAGTAAATACACCATCGGATAACAAACTCCAAATATCTTGATATTTAGAATTTTTAATTAACATTCCTTTCTCATCAATACTTCTAAACCTTTGTAATTCATCTAAAAATAAAATTGATGTATCTTGTGGTAAAACATTTTGTCTTATTATATTATCATATACAGTACTATTTGTATAATATGATTCACCTGTATCTAATTGTATTTCAATATACTTTTCTTCCATTTCTAGTTCTTTTACTAATCTACGAATCAAATCCGTTTTACCTACACCTGTCATACCCCACAAATTGATTACTATCGGTCTTGTTAATAGTTCTGGCATAATATACCATATCTCAATGTTATCTATTATGTTATCTATTATGTTATCTAACCCAACAAAGTAATCTTTTAAGGTTTGCTTTGTTTTATATAATCTTTCTCTCTTTCTATCATAGTCTTTTAATTTAATCATTTTTCACCTCTTATATATTATATAATATTTTTTGAGAAAAATCATTAAAAAATTTTGATTATTTTATTTAATATACTTGAAATAATCCATCCACCATAAATTGCGAAGTGTTTTATATCGTCTTTTAGATTCAATTGATAAGAATTTATCCATAAGATATTCTACTAACACATGTTTAATTTTTGGTTGTCTAATTGTTTTTAAGGTTATATCAAGATGTTTACAAATTGTACCTTGTTGTTTAGAATTTCTTATAATAGGTGGTCTCTTTTCTTTACTGGTTCTTACTTGATAATCTAATTGAGTTCCTATATATTTATAACCATAATAAATATAAGCAGGACAATCACATTGTAATTGTACATCACCTGCTGTAATTAAATTATCTAATAAATCCCTTAAATCTTCTATAATTTTCTTTTTTCCTTGATTGGTTTTTACATCATATTCTTTAAAGGTGAAATTTTTAGATAACCATTTATAATAATCAGTAAAGGATACTATATTAGTATAATAATCTTTTCCACCCACTTGACCTCTTTTGGGTTTTTTCTTATATGTTCCTTTCTTTTGTGCTGATTTAATCTTAAACCATAATGTGAATCCATTTATTGTTTCAAATGAAAACTTACTTCCATCTATTGTTGTTATATTACCTATAACAGATTTCAATTGTTTTACATAGTCTTTATGATGTATAAATTTTTTATCAACACCTTTTAATATTTGAGTAGTTGATAATTCACAATATAGTTTTCTTAACATTTAAAATCCTTTAATTACGCACTGAAATTGTTCCTTCACCAGTTTCTAAATTATAAATTAAATTAAATTGAACTTCTTCTATATGGTTAATTTCTACAAGTGGATTTTCTATTTCATTATTATCAAATTGATGTTCAAGGTCTTCAAAATAACCTCGATATCGTTCACCTATAGAAGGTGTATAACTATCAATCAAATCAATCAAAGTTTCTCTGTCAAATTTACTTGGTTTAATACGAATAGAAGTTTCATCCCAACCTTCTCTAAATATCCTTTTTGTTCTACTATTGCCTACTAATCTATTTCCTTCTTTAACCGATCTCTTATTCCTAATTCTAGTCTTTCTTAACATACTATACTCCTTTTTAATTATATAACTTACTGTAACATCATCACACACATCAATACTGGTGTGTGGTGTGATATAATATGTATTATAGCATATTATAATGTATAAACTAAAAATACCTCTTACAAGGCTATTTAGAATTTCTTACCTATTCTAGCAAATGAATTTCTTCTAAAACTTGCTATTGTTTCTTCTTTCAATTGTTTTCCATCACTCATATAATCTGATGAATTATTATTAATATCCATTACATTCATTTCACTTAATGCTCTACCTTCTCTATATAAAGTTTCTGCTTCCATATAGTTATGTATAAACTTACTTTCTGCATCATAAAATTCCCAAGTTGTAGTTGAACCATCAACAACAAATTGTGGTAAAAAGAAAATTATGATTTTACTAACTGCTAAAAAACTACTATCTAATAATAATTTATCACCATATCGAAAATAACCTGTATCTCTATTTTGCCATCTTTTGGTTAATTGCTTATAAACTTCATGGGAAAAAATATAATCAAGAAAATCATCTTGATCTCGTATCATATTAAATGAATATCCTGGAGCACCTAACATAGTTCTAAATACATCAAAAAAAGTTGTATCAACTGATCCACCAGCAACATACAATATCTTTTTTACATCATATCCTAATGTTGTTTTAATAACAGATAAATCAACTGCACTTGTATATGTTGCATTTACATCATTACCCGATGTAATTACATCAAATTCGTATGCTCTATACTGGAATATCAATTCATTCAATGCTTCAATAGATGATAAAGCAACATCATTCCATGCATCAGCATTCTTTTTAATTATTAAATCTCTTGGGAAAAAAGCATTTACTGTTTTTTGTTGTAATTGTTCTAAAGTATGTGTTTTTAAAACTGGCATATATTATCCTTTACTATAAATATAAAATTCATTTAATTTACCTCAAACACAACCAATTGTTCTTGTTTATTACTATTGTGATTTATTAAGATGATATGCTAACGAATATAACTTTTTACTTTCTTTTTTACAAACTTGACAAATAAACATAATATACTCCATGATTTAAAATAATAAATAGCAGTAATCCCTTACATAGAGTTAAAGAAAACAGATGGCCATCCGCTGTCCTACTATCTATACTTATCAATATATCATCTATTATCAAAAAAAGCAATAAAAATAAATTTATTGCTTTTATACTTTTTAAATAATAATACTTTATGATGCAGAGATTACACCCTTCGCATAGAAATTAGCATTGACTACTTTCTTACCATAATATGTCATCAAACTTCTCCAATGATCTCCTGCTTGATTCCAGTTAATCGGAGTTGTCATCAATGGAATATATGGAGCATAAATATAACCAGTGTTCATCCAACTGTTTCCTTTTGCACCTACCATAAAATCAGTATTATCATAATCAAAGTTCTGAATAACTTTATATTGATTATCTAACATACCAATAGTGTGGATACCAACAGGAGTCTTGTCAACATATTTGATTGGTTCAAACATATCTCGAGGTAGACCTTTGATAATATTTACAAAGTCCTTTCCACCAACTACAAAGTTACCTGCTACTTTTCTTACCTTATCTTCAATACCAGTACTCATTGTAGATACCATACCAACAAGTTCTTGTCTATGCACTACATAAGGAATAGTGGTTGAAGGTGGTGTCTTATCAAAGTCATAAGCTGCATTACCATTATCAGCATCATTAGCAGTTGCAGAATCCCTTTGATCATTAACAACTTCTATACTGATTTCATTCATAACACCAGCTAACATAGCTTCAACTAATTCTTTTTCCATATCCATACCATGTTCTTTAACTAACATAGCAGCAGAATCAATCATCCATTTAGCATTTAAAAATCGTCTTTTTGTCGGTACTGCTAAAGATGATAGTTTCATAATAACTTCATTATTTTGATTTACATCTTGTCTTGCAGAATCTTGTTCATAAGTAACATACACTTTTGTTCCATTATCAGGTGCAGTTGTAAAAGTAACATTCAATACACCAGTTGTTAAACTAAGTGAAGAACTTGCTATTGTTGCATCTGTAAATGTTAATGAAGCTTCTGTAATTGAGTACGAAACACCACCTATTGTATATTTCAATACAGTAGATATTGTTTTAATAGGTCTCCATGCTAGGATAGCAGTAGAAAATGCTACTGTCGATCCATCACCATCATAAAGCTCTTCTAATTCAACTACTTCATCTGATGTATGTTCACCAGTATTTGGCCCAGTTTGTGCAGCTAGATACTTATCACCTGCTGTTTGAGTTGATCCTTTAGTTTTTGACTTGACAATATCCATGAAGAATATTTCAGCAATACGACTATCAGTTCCTTGTATTGATGCAACATCTTCTATAATACTAGCTGGCAACATTGCTGTAACCATATCAAAACCATAATTGATAAATGAATCAATATCACCTGGAGTTGTAGCATCTTCACTAAAATACTGATTAACTTGTTTACTACCAAATACTCGTCTCATTTCTGATTCAGTTGCTTTTAAAGTTTTTGCAATAGATGATTCCATCATAGCATCCATACTATGACCCTTAGACTCTCTATACTCATCCTTTGCAGCTTCTAGGTAATTAGAGTACTTAGTTTTACCGTAAGATACTCCTTCTTCCATTAGTTTATACATTCTTTCTTCTAATTGTAACATAAATTTCTCCTTTGAATAAATTGTTTTTGTAATTGTTTTGTTGATCTAATCTATCCAAAAGTGTTGTAAGATACATCCTCAAAAATTACTGTCTTATGACTTATAATTTTAGATAATTTCAATTTTGATAAAAGTGTTACCAATAAAATTAACCTTCTTTAGTTTTCGGAAAAGCACTTGACATAATAGTTTTAGTTCTACCTTTTTTAGTATCCTTATCTTCTGCTATCATCTTCTTCTTTTCCACTATAATTTTAATTTCATTTTTATTTTCATTTACAGATGATAATTCATTTTCTTGTCTTTCGATAACCATCTTCTTATCATCTAATGTTTCAACTAACATTTTCTTTTCTAATATTAGTCCTTTTTTCTCATCTTCTAATGCTGTTATTGACTTCTCTTTTGATTCAATAATTTTCGCTTGCAGTATATCACTATCTTTCATTTTACTAATAGTAATACCTAAATTCTTATTCTCTTGTATTAGTTCTTTTTTCTCATCTGATATAGCATTTAACTTAGATTCTAAATTTAATGACTTTTGCTTAATCTGGTCTAATTCAAACTTTTGTTCTTTTATAAAATTCAATTGATCTTTCATTTTGTTACACTCCGTAAAAATATTTTTAAATAAATTTGATTGATCTTTAACATCTTTCAATTCTGTTAAAACCTCAATTTGTTTTTTCTCTGTAAATGTTTGAAATTCTGCACCTATAACCGATGGATCAGTTACTGCATCCCAACCAATAAATTCAAAACCATCTGATTCTACAACTGTCATTCCATTTTCATAATGATCTGAACCAACACCTCTTAATGAAAAACCCATTACAAGACCAGCATTTAATAATACCCATAATTGCCATCCTGGATCAGTATTGAATATTTCAATTTCTGCCCAAACATCTTTACCTTCTAACCAAACATTGACTACTGAAAAACCAATATTCATACCAGATGTTCCTGGACTATCAGGATGATCAACCTCACCAGCTATTAGTTTCTTTTTCATTTTCTCTTGAAATTTATCACTATTTATAATAACTGAATTAACCCAACCCAATGAATAGAATGTACCATTTTGTGTTTTGTCATCTGCTCTCAAAACAATTGCTTTTATTTTACCAAGTATAAAAGGATACTTTGTTCTATCAGTACCATATTTCTCTGAATTTACTGATTCAACAAATACAACCTTAGAATTAGTATAGTTTACTGATTCATATATTTTTGTTTTATTTTTGATAGATGTATTTTTTTCTTGAATATATTTTAAATTCTTTTTAATATCTAATATCACATCAGTCATATATCACCTCTTGTTATTAATAAATATAAAAACAATTTGAAATTTTAATTTTCTTTTAATTTAAGTATATCATATTCAATTTTACTTTCATAACTATACAATTTAAACAACTTACATGCTTGTTTATAGTTACAATAGAACTTATTATTCAATTCATATAATGATACACTATTATTATTTACATCAGAGTTCATTATATGATTACAATCATATACTGATTCAACAAAATCTATATTTGAAATATCTATTTTACTCTTTATATGTCGTTGATTAGATTCTAATTTATAATTTGATACATTGAAATCTATTTTTGATGGACTCAATCCAAATATATTTAATGAAAATGCTTGATAATTTTGAGTAATCTTTTTCATTTCTGATATATCTAATATTTCATTTTTTAATTTACCTTCTTTAGTATTTTCAAATATATATTTATTATCAGTTGATTTAAAAGATTCTGAAATATTTCTTAAATTTTTATCATAACTAAATTTTGGTAATTGATGTTTAATTCTATTGTATTCTATTTTCTTTTTAGTTTCTAAAAAAATAGCAGTTAAACTTGTTGTTCTTGTTATATCATGTTTTTCAGTAGTTGTACTTTTAATTATATTATCAAAAAAATCATTCCAATTAAAATCATTGATATTTAAAATCTTTGTTGTTAAATAATTTAAAAGTTGTTCTCTTGTTTTTTCATCAACTGGATTTTCATCAATAAATGCTTTAATATCATTTATCAATTCTATAAATGATGTTGCATTATCCATTGAATTGTTCAATGCACTCTTAAATTCTTCATCTTCTGCTGTTGATACAATATTCATCATTATATTAACATCATCATACATTATATCTTTTTTCAAAGATAGATAATGGTAGAATAATAAATCTTTATATATTTTAGATTCTGCAAACTGTAACTTCTTTACTCTTTTAGCATAAGAAATTTCTTTTCTTAATAATGATGTTTCACCAATTGAAAAACCATACCCTTCATCATTTAATCCCAAAAATTCTGGTGGTACTTTTAATGAAGCATAAAATTTCTTACGAAAATAATCTATATCTGCTATACCAACAACATCTGCTTCACCACCAAATTCATCTACTTCAATATCACCCTTTTCTTCAACTGGTAACATAATATTGACACCAGAATTTGCTTGTCCTTTATTAGCTCTTAATAAATCATCGCTAACAGATAATACTCTATCTGAATCATTAATCAATGATGAATAAAAATCTATCAATTCTGCTGATTGTGTAGGAGTCATTCCATCCGTTCTTATTTTATACAACCTGACACTTGCTGATCTTTCTAATCTTATCAATATCATATTATCTTCAAGTAATTTAATTTGTCTCCAAATTCTTCTAACATTTTCAAACATAGATGTACCATATCTGAATGTTGATTTAACAACCTCTTTTTTTCCACTTGATGATTGAATATTAACATCATAATAATTATTCATTAATGTATAATCATTTATCATGTTTATTCTACCAAAAATAACCTCAAATGGTTCTAAAATCATATCAGTGTATTTATCCACCCATTTGATTAATACACCATTTAATTCGATAGGAACATATCTAAATAAATTATCTTCTGTTTCAATATTGATTACACCACCTGAAAAATCAGGTTTTGCGTATGTTACTCTAATTGGACAATTACCAAACATTGTCAACTTAGAACCATGATACCATGCTTCTTCATCTATATTTAATAATGAAAATAAATCTTCTGCTATTTTTTGATCTTCTTTATTCTCCATTGATGGCCAAACTCTTTTCCTTGTTATAGGAGAATATTGTGTTGCACCATCAGTTATTAATTCAGCAGCATTAGCAATAATAGGATCATGGTACATTATTGAAAAGTCTTCTATTTTTTCTTGAATAGATTTATTGTTTCCCATATACCTATAATAATAATATGACATACCAGAACCAGAAATTAAATTTGAATTTTTTCCCATTTCTTTTACTGATAATCTATTCTTTTTTGCAAAAATGTCAAATTTCTTTTGAAACCAATTTTGAATTTTACTAGCCATTTATATATCCCATTTTAATTTATCTATTATAAACTTCTAACTAAATAGTGAGTAACTATCACTCACTATTATTTAATACTATTATAAATTAATCATAATAAGTTACTGCTTGTTCAAATGCTGAAAATAGTTCAGATACTTGACTATAACTACCAAACATCTTTTTAAACTCACTATTATATTTACCACTTGTTATATCATCAACATAATTATCCAATTCTATCATTACATTACTTGGTAACAATTGTATTTTATCATAAAATACATCAAGTCCTCTTTTTGTTGGTTTTAATTTACCACTTTTTATATCTTGTGCTAACTGTATAATAGTTGAACTCAAATTACCATCTTTTGCTTCTACACTTAACAATTCAAACCAATTATCACCATCTGTATCAAAATTTTCTTTTCTTACTCTACTCTCAATTTTTGATTCAACCTTTGTTACTGCCAGGAAATCATCATTAACAATACCAATCTTGTATAGTGTATTACCATCTTTTGCTTCTGACTTATAAGTAAATTTTTTACTTTTTGTAAATGATTCAAATACTCTATTAGATACAAACCTGATATCTTCTTTACCTAATGTATATCCTTCTTTTATCATATATCGTTTTATATCTGATTCACTAATTCTTTTACTTTCAGTATTTCGTCCAGTATTTAGTCTTTTTAAATTGGACTTACGCATATTTGGTCTACCAAACTTAGATACTTTATACATATCCTTAATTGTTCTATCTATGTTATCTTCTGCATCATCATTATCAGCACGATTTCTAAAACCCTCTAAATTTTTTCGTGGTTTTCTATTTCTTAATGGTCTTTTACTTTCTTTTCTTAATGGTTTTCTTACTCTACTTACTGGTTTTCTACTTGACAATTTTCTATTTTCCAACTTCTTAGATTCTTTAAATGATTTAGTATCTCTTAAAAGAATAACCTTTTTTTCTTCTTTACTCATAATAAGTTTATAATCTTTTGACTCATAAACATCATATTGAACATCTTCTTTTAAGTTTAAATCTTTCTCAATATCAGATGAAAATACATTTGTTACATTCTGTACATCAAACATTTCAACTATATCATTAATCATTTTATCAAAATCTTCACCATAATCATTAAACAATTGGTCTACTTCATCATCATCTTCTGATCTATAAAGTATTTCTTCATAATCATCTAACTCATCTAATTTTTTAATAGGTTTAATTGTACCCATATCAGAAGGAATAAAAGCATTGATATCAGATGGTGTAGTAGCATCTTCCATATCTACATAATCATCTTCATAATCATCTTCTTCCATATCTACATAATCATCTTCATAATCATCTTCTTCCATAGTACTACCAATTCTATTAGTAACATGTACATTTTCTGTTTTCTTTTCATCATCTTTTTTATCATCATCTTTTTTATCATCTTTTTTATCATCTTTTTTATCATCATCTTTTTTATCATCTTTCTTTTCTTTATCATCATCTTTTTTATCATCTTTTTTAGCTTCTGTTTCCATAACAACTACTGATGAATTATTGATTTGAGTTAGATTATTCTCGATAAAGGAAATCATTGCTGATGTATCACCTGTTAATATTGCTTTAATTTCTTTGTCTATATCATCAGTTGTTTTTTCAATACCATCTTTAAGTGTATAACTATATTCTATACCATTGATTTCTATGACAAATACAAGATCATTAAATCCTTTATAATTATATAGAATATTAGACTCTTTCTTAATTTCTTTTTCTTCTGCTATAATCATTTCAGTATCAGATACTTCAACACCTTCGTATAAACTTGCTAATTCTTCTTTCAATACTAGAATGAAGTTCATCATATTATCAGATGACAATTCTTTAATTGCTGAAACACCTTTTCCAGTTGTTGTTATATTAACTAATACAAACTTTTCCTTTTCAGGAGAGTATAAATAATCAAAAATTAAATATGATTTTTTATCTAAACTATATGCTGTACCAGAAATTAAAAACTTTTCATAATCAATGTCAATATCTACATATTTCTTAAATACAGGATTTGAAAAAATCTCTCTTTTCAACTCTTCCAATAGATAATCTAACATATTTTGTATCATTTCTCTTTTATATACTGGTGAAATTTCAATATCAGTACCATCATCTTTCATTTTTAGATACTCTATGTACAAATAAACAAAATCATTTATAAATTGAGTTAAATTATCAAAAAACATATTAAAATCATTTAGTTTTGATCCATTACCATTATATGTATTAAACAATGTTGATATTTCAGATGTTTTATACATCTCATTTTCAGATTCAAACTTCATTTTATATAAATCATCTTCTACATAAACTAATAATGAAAATTGTGAATCATTACAATCGAATATAATTTTGAAATCACCATCATCAATCTCTTTAAAAGATAATTTTACAGTAGAATTGCCTATTTTTGCTTTCTCTTCTTCTGTAACATTTAATAAATTTCTTTTAATTGCTGTATCAAGTGTTGCTAGTAAAGTATTTTGATATTTTTTGAATATACTTCCTATAGTAGTTGCACCTAAAAAGTCTTCTTTGATGTACCTTTTATTTTCTTTGAATTTTCGTGTATTTTTTAATATTCCTTGTGCTGTATTCTTCATAGTTCTTTTAGTCATAATATCTCCTTTAAATTATCATCGTATATCATAAATATAAAATATTAAAATCGTTTTGCTTTTTCATATTTTCTACCTGCTAATTTTTCCTCTTGTTTAATTGTATATTTCGCTGTATTCATTTGTTTCAACAATTTTGACTTAATTAAATTATGAATTGTATCTTTTTGTAATGATTCACTATGTCCATGATTCATCCAAACCATCCAAACAACTTTTGATACTGCATCAGATACATCTTTCCCATGTCCACCATCTTTTGCATACTTTCCATTTTGTGGTGGATGGTTGACCTTATTATGTTCAATATCATGGATTAAATTAAATAATTCAAACTCAAATCTATCATACTGATAATATGATATATCACCCATAATAATTTTATCTCTTAAAAAGATGTAAATTTTATCACCACCATCAGGTTGTAATTGACAATTTATTCTTTTCTTATTAAAATATTGTATAAAAAACTCTGATTGATACTGATCAAAAGTTATCCCTTTAATATTAAACCCTCTTTGGTGTTTCAAAAACATAACAAAATCAATGATTTTCTGATAATCTATTTTTTCAGGGTATATAGGTGGATCAATTCTAATTATTAAATCAATAACTACTTTATGTTTTCTGTTATCCCAATGTGCTAATGCAAAACCAGTACTATCACCTGATTTTGATAAATCTATTGATACATAATATTTAACATTCGGTAAACCACTAAAATCTGGTTTCAAACAATCGATTAACTCATTTGGTTTTGTACCAGTTGATAAAACAATATGCTGTTTTGTGAAAGGATGTTGTCTTGTAGTATCTATACAATCATAATATTTTCTTGCTTCTGAAAAAAACTTAGCACTATTTTGTACTGCTACACCATCAATTTCTTTTAATGATCCAATAACATCCAATTCATAATTCTTAATAAAATTTATAGGTGGTTTAGTAAACGATTCTCTATGTTTATCTGGTATTATAACATCTTGATAATTTGTATATGAAGTGTATTTTTCAATATCATCTATTTTCAAATATTCCAATAACGATTTATATTTTATTTTATTCTCTACATTGATTACAAAAGCATCATGGTTTTTTTCACCTTTAAATACAGAAAAACTTTCAGTACTATAATTTTCTGGTTGTAAACCATATTTCGTTGTGTGAATAATTTGTGCTGTTGGATTGTATTTATTATTTTCAATTTCTTGTTCTGTAAAACTTGTAATTGTATCAGATGATGATACAATAATAGAAGCACCATATTCTATATTATTGTATATAAATCTCGATTTACGCCTATTTGATGATTCACGATAAATATCTATCGCTTTTTGTAATTTACCTACATCACCACCACCTCTTGTAAAATTCGCTTCATCAAATGTTAAAGCATACAAATCTGATCCTGTAAAATGCCCTAATTCTGAACCAGCAAATATTTGAATAGAACCATTACCAAAATCTAATATAGATGATTTGTTTTTATTTCTTGGAAAATGTTCAGAGAAATATGGTGATTGATCTATAAGTTTTCTTAATGTACCAAATCCAGTTAATTCTGCTAGTTTCATAGTACTTGCCATATACATCATTACAATCGGAGTTGTGTTTGCATGCCCAAATAATAATTGTGGTTTATTCCAACAAGACAATTCATACAACAATCTTTGAAAAACAAATAATGATGAAAATGTCTTACCACCACCAATCGAACCAGAAGAGATTAATATTGTTTTTTTGATTTCATTCTTTTCTGTAAAAAACTTGATAATTTCATCTTTCCAAAATGGCCAAAGATTTCTAACTTCTGCACCTAAATAATATTCACTGTCTACCCAATTCTCAATAGATACTACTTCTCTTATTTGTTCTAAATCTTTCTTTTCTGTTTCTAATTCATTTACAAGTTTTTCAATTAATGTTTTATCTTTATCATTCATATATGTTCCCTTTTTTAGAAATTAAATCAACCATGTGTTTTTTCAATTCACTTTTCATATTTTTTGACATACCAATAAACAACTCCAATAATCTGATTGAATCAGGATCAATATCATGTTTCATTTGAACAACTGATTTAATAAAATTTAGATCATCCATAAAAGACTTTCTTGCCATTTCATATTTTTTTGCTCTTGTATCTGGTAAATCATTTTTAACTTGATCCCAATCAAAATCATTCTCTTCATATTTTTGAATAAATTCTGCTAATTTTTCTAATCTATCTGCCATTTGACTATAATCAAATGGAATTAAACTATCACTATTTTTTTCCATATTATACTCCTATATAGAATATAAAATGTTAATTTAATTTAGAATAGAAGGATTTGAACTCTCACGATATTTCTATCAACAGATTCTAAATCTATCGTGTATGCATTTCACCATACTCGTAATCAGAGAGTGTAGGATTCGAACCTACGCATCATTACAATGAAGGATTAGCAATCCTCTACAATAACCACTCTGTCAACTCTCTCGGAGAATAGAGGTGTCGATCCCCCACCCTTTCAGATGTATCTGCTTTCAAAGCAAATTGCTAGACCGCTAGCATACTCTCTATATTGCGAGTAGAGAGATTTGAACTCTCAAGGATTTTTCAATCCGAAGAATTTTAAGTCCTTTGTGTATGCATTTCACCATACTCGCATTTTCATAAAAAAAGACACATCATTATAATGTGTCTTGTATTAAACCATTTGACACACTACTCTCTCAAACTATATAATGATGAAGAAAGTAATAATGTACTTAGAACTATAAATATTTTCATTGTTTTATTCCTATTAAATTAAGTATACACCATAAATATAAAAAAGTCAAATGTTTTCTTATATTTTATGTTATTTAGAATAGAAGGATTTGAACCTACAATTGAACTACATCCTATTTATTTCATATAGTACTTATAAATAGGTGTATCAGTTTTTTCTCCTAAATAATTAGTTGCATTTTCTACTGATTCTTTAGAGTGGTAGAGTTGTTTCCAATCTCTAATATTCCAAGTTTCATATAATTTCTTATATGATTTACCATTATCTATCTCACCTTTATATTGTCTAACCACTTTATTAGACTGTCTCTTATCCTTCTTACAAGTGAAATCAGTCCATCCTGCTGTTTTTTTATAACTTCTTGACATATAAAACTCCTTATTAGAGTTTATTTAATTTTTTCATATTTACTCCTTAATCACAAAAAGCACATCACTTAATTTAAACCCTGCCTTATTTCTATTCTTTCCATAGTTTAATTGATTATCTTTTGTTTTTAATAAATAAACATCTTTAACTTCTCCGCTAGTTCTAGTCCCACCCTGTAAATCTAATATAACACTTGCCATACTGTCAATAAATAATTGATTAGGATACCTACCATTTACCGACCCACCTATAACTGCTTTTGTTTTAGACTTAATTGCACTATTACCATCAAACATAGTAGATTTACAATTAACATTAATGGAGATATATCAGATATTATTTCTATATACTCACTATATTTATTCAACATAAATTATCTTATTTTCTGTACAATATTTTATAATTCTTTTTCGTATATCATCTGGTGTATTATGTTTAATCTTTACTATCTTTTTTGTTTCATATTCCATTACATCATCAATAATAGATTTATTCTTTAATGGTTTTCTAAAAGAATAAATAACCTCTATACTCGGTTTTAAAGATTTTTTACCACCATGATAACCTTCGTATTTTTTACCTAAATTTTCTTTATCTTCTTTGTTTTCTTTTTTAAACCTCTTGTCTATTGCTTTACTAATATTTAAACTCTTTGGAAATCCCTGAATATTAAACCAGTACATACTTTGTACAATTTCAAACTTATGTTTTGTAGCATAATAATTTAATAACATACCACTCTCTTCCATACCAAACATAAAAATAAGTCCACCATATTTCATAAATCGTTTTGCTTCTTTAAAAAATAAATCCCATTGATCAGGAGTTATACCTTGCCATTTAT